CAGTGATAAATTCCTTAATCGGACTAGCACCACCGTCTCTGACCTTAACTACTAGATCTCTATCGGCATTGTATACCGCAGTGAATGTTGCTGACGCTGCACTAGCAAGCTCGTCGATATAAGCAATCCAAACATTTCTTGGAGCTGTTGCATTCGTGCCGCTAAAGTCAGTAGACGTTACCGTAAACGTACTGCCAGTATAGCTTGTGTAAGGAACACGAACATAGAATCCATCATCATTCTGAACACGAATCACACCGGAGCTTGGAGTATCGGAAGGAATTGTAGCTGTTACTACAACGCTTGTCGTAGTTGCAGAAGTAAGGCTAGTGTTCAGGGTAAGTTGAGCTGTATCCAACGTAGTACCACCAGAAGAAGGCCCGACTAATACTCTGTCTTCACCGCTAACCAAACCACTAACGCTGAACGTTACATTGTTTGGAGGCGTGATCTGAGTATTTGTTAAGTCAAACACTTTGTCGTTTGGCCCTAAATCAGCAGGCGTTACACCAACACCGTAAGCACCGATGATCGCAGAACCTGTAGATACACCAAGTCCTGGTGCAGACGTAGATTCTACTGTGCGCTCTGTAGCAGTTCCTGAAGTGGTTGCAGTTGCACTAGACGTACCACCAGTGATCAACGTAGATCCAGCAGGTGCTGAACCTGTCAAAAGCTGAATGTACATTTTGGTTGCAGAAGATGCTGTAGTGTTATCAATGGCGAGCATTTGACCAGTACCACCTGACCAGCTAATAGGCTCAAACGCACTAAACGTGCCTGAGTTGGTTCCGCTTAATGAAAGTTCATGAGTAACACCACGGAACAACAAACCGTTCAAACCGAACAACGTTTCAGCAGTACCGTTACGTGTTACATACTTGACGTATTCATAGAGATCATTGATCGCTGTACGAGTACCAAGATCCCACTGAATATAATAGTTCTCATCAGTGCCGTTGTTATCTACATCTAACGAGACATACCCAACAGTCGATGCAGAAGTGTCATAAGCTGCAACAGTTCCAGACGCCGTAGCATTGTTCAAGTCAGTTGACCTTGATAATGCTAGAACGTTGTTACCACGAGACGTAGCAGAAATTGCGAATTCTGCATAAGTAAACCCGTAGTCACGAGACAAACCGAGTAGTCTTCGTCCGTCAATATCAGCACCGCCAGTTCTGACTTTCACCATGAATCGATGAGAAATACCGCCAGCAGGATCAGAGTTAAGGCCCAAGCTGTTACCTTGAGGATCGTTGTTCCACCAGTCATCAGCGATAACTGTTCCATTCTGAACAACCTGAATCGTTGGAGCATTACCAAAGTTGACGATACCGTCATAGATAACATTACCTGACGACTGGATGATTGATCCGTCATACAAGTGCTCAGAAGCTGCGTCATCAATGTTATATGAGCCAAGAAGTGTGATAATGTTATCCGTTGAACGATCAGACGGGTTATCGTCTGTAATGTCTAACTGATCATCACCGCTAGAAGACGCATCATCTGCGAAGTCTTGTAAGGCTCGGTGGAACTCAATCACCGTAGCATACGTTGGAGTCGTTCGTCCGTTTGATCCCGCAGTACCGTCATGATCTGCGCCTATGTAACGGATATTGCCTGATGATCTGGTAATTTCCCAGTCAAGTGGTTCAAAAGCCATTCTTCACCTCAGATATTTATTTGTTTCTCAGCCAGTAAACCCGTCAACGTATCCGTTGCGGAATCATAATTTGAATAAAACGCATCACTAGGATTGCCCACCAAACGATAAGCAGTCGTCCCACCGTTGTAAGTATACTGGTAAACATCGCCTTCTGCGATTGTTTCTAGCAATGTAGGCTCACTTGAAAACCCAGTCGCGTAATCAGTCCACGTCAAACCACGGCCACCAGAATAATACTGGTTCGTCATGTTGAATTTGATCCATTCGCCAAACTCACCAGGACGTTGCTCAAAGGCTATGGCTCCATTTTGGATCTTGTGTCGTGGGATTCTTCCTGATCGGCCATCGTCACCCTTCTTTCCTTGTGGGCCTGGATCACCTTTTTCACCTTTATCGCCTTTTGCACCTTTTGGGCCTTGTTTCCCAGGCTGTCCATCCGCACCAGGATCACCTTTGTCTCCTTTTGGCCCTTGTGGTCCTGATGGTCCTCTTGGGCCTTGATCGCCTTGTCTGCCGTCTAAACCATCATTCCCAGCTAAACCTTGTGGGCCTCGTTCGCCAGTTTCGCCTCGTTCCCCTTTATCGCCAGGAATGAGCTTGAACTTTCTGACTTGCTCAATCTTTTCAGACAGATCTAAAACGTCAGCAGAACGTTTTTCGTCCAGCTTTTGCAGTCGTTCAATAAATAACGCAATGGCTTGGTTAATCTTCAACGCTGAATGCCCTTTTCAGACTTTCGGCTAGTGCTTCATTCAAACCTCTTTCGGATTCATCTTCAGGGATAGGCTCTTCTCTTTTCCCACCATACGGTTCAATCGCGTATTGAACGCCAAACTGCTCCGCAAGTTGTTTGTCTCGTGCAATTTGGCTTAACAGTTCTTCAGTGTCCATCCCATATTGAGACGCAACATGGCCTAGCGAAAGGATGCCGTTTTGCAATCCTGTGACAGCAGCAGTCATCTCTTTTTGAGGATCTACCCATGAAAAACCTCGGCCACGGAACTCTGCCGACGTTGAAAACTTATCAAATTGGCTGACAGGTATCCCAAATGAGTCAAATTCCATCGCAGCCGCAAGCCAAGCGTCAAAAATTGGCCTCACGAAGTGTTCAATCATGAAACAAGTCGTGTTTCTGTAAAAGTCGCGTTCTTCTAATGCGCCTTGTCTGATTGACGAATAAGACGTTGCTTCAAGATCATTAGAAAGTGATGTGTATGAAACACCCAATCCACTGGCGATACCTCGCAAAATAGACTTATGGAATGCGTCGAATTCATTGTTAGGGAAAGCAGGTTCAAACGATTCAACCGCTTGATTCGGCCCTAAGAAGTGAAATGTCCCTGGTTCAGCATCGATAATCGGTGTATTGCCGTCATAATCATCTGCAACGAAACCATCACCGCCTTTATTGACGATGAATCCCATCTTAGATGCGCCCACCCGAGCATTGATAACCGCTGCTTCGCGGAATGCACCCAACTGACGGATTGCAGGGATTGCTGGCGCAAGCCAAGGCTCGCCTCTAGTCTGCCCTGGCCGTAATTGCTTATACAAATGAATGACTTTATCCGCTGGAATCCGCTGATGCTTAGGCGATTTCTTTGACGTAGTGTAATCATAGTCACCAGGATGGTAAGTCAGTAGCCAATATGCAATAGGACGCTTGAACTCGTTAAGTTCAATGCCCATTCTGATCTCACGGCCACCATCTAGCTTTTTGTTTAACTGTTCATCAACTTGATCAGCCTCAATGAACTCAATAGCAAACGAATCTCTGAATTGTGAGTTTCTGTGCTTGATGATGAATGCTTCACCATCCTTTGCAAGCAATTCTACGGCCAATTTCTGCACATCTAGCCACGACATACGGCCATCTACTGTCGGATTTCCGTACTTACCCCACATTTTGAACGCATTTTCTAGGGCTTGATTGCCTTTTTGATCAAGATTTCCAACGGAATCCAGCGCTTTTGACTGTAGCAAAATGCCTTTGTCGCCAATGCAATTCACCTTCATAAGCTCAAAATAACGCCTGATATACTCGTTATTTATCGCTAAATCACGGCTTCTATTGCGTAGAGTCTTTAGTGCAAAGCGTAATTCACTGTCTGCTGACCGCTCTGAGGCGTTAAAGTCAGCAAAAAGCCTTCCTGTATTGATCCCAGCGTATTCGCGCTTGACTATTTTAGTCTTCTGAACTGGTTTCGGTAAAAATCTGTCAAAAAATCCCATTAAAACCTCACTTTAGCGGTAGCACCCGTGTTTCTATGATTTTGGGCGTCTAACTTGGCTTTTTCACTATTTACCTTTTGCTCAAAATAGCTTCTAGCCTCTACAAGCTCTGCAAATGACATTTTAGTCAGGCTTCTGCCTGCAATTGAATACGAAGACACATCTGCGTCAGCTTTTCCTTCCAAAAGTGACTCAATCTTGTCTAGCATGACCTCAGAATGGCTTCTAGGATCACTTGCATTAATGTCAAGATCGGGTATGACTTCAGAATGCCCACGATCAACAACGATTCGCTCGCTGTCTGAAATCCTAGTGATCTCTAGCTGCCAGTGATAGTAGCCAGGATTGTAGGTTGCAGTAGTCGCAGAGGATTC